ATCAAACCTGCAACTAAAGGACCTGATAGTGTGTTGAATGGTATTGACATACTTAAACGTCATAGAATACACGTTACAAAACAATCCACCAATATAATTAAGGAAATAAATGGTTATAAATGGGTAACAGATAAGGACGGTAACAAATTAAACAAACCAATTGATATGTTTAATCACGCCTTAGACGCAGCGCGTTATGTAGCCCTAAACAAAATAACCAAAAGCAAAGCACCAGCAACATACAACATTAAAATAATTTAATAATGAAAATAACTATCACGTACCCTGAATCATGGGCTGAAGTAAAATACAGCCAGTATCTTAAATACTACAAACAATCTAAATCATATGAGGGTACAGATGAATTTGAAAAAATCAATTTAGAGACAGCAGCGTTAAACTTTTGCAAGATACCTGCTGAACACTTATATGCTTTACCTAAGAAAACATTTGATAAAGTTACTGAATGTTTGTTTAAATTATTCAGTGAACAGAAATCACTTCCATTGGTCAAATCATTTACCGTTGGTGATACAACATATGGTTTCATACCTGAATTAGATGATATGGCTTATGGTGAGTACCTAGATTTAGTTAGCTACACTAGTAGTAACGTTTGGGACAACATTCCTATTATACTATCAATTCTATACAGACCAGTAAAATATAGTTTAGGCAAAAAATACACAATAGAACCGTATACAGGTACTAATGATGAGAGAATAGAATTATTCAAACACGTACTAACAATGGACGTTGTATTTGGTGCCGTGGCTTTTTTTTTGAGTTTACAAGCAGACTTACAGACAGGTATCCTGACTTATATAATGGATATGATGAAGGAGGGGAAGACAGATCCAAGGATTTCTCAAGCACTGCAGGATTTGGAAAAAAATGGAGTGGATATAGCACAGTTGCAGTCCTTTCTAACAATGACGTCACAAAATTTGACTCAATAACAAATTTACCAATGCACCAATGTTTGACATATTTGGTGTACCTGAAAGACTATAACAACCACCAGTCTCAATTGCTCAAACAACCATCTGTTTTATAATTTGGATGGCAGAGTAAAGGGATATATTTTTTACAAATACAAATGGTGTTGAAATGAAGTTGCTGAATGTGGTTATAACAGCAGATGAAAAGAAACTACTCAAGTAATCCAACCACACGCTACAAATTAGATAGCAGACCACAACCAAAACACAGTTATGGTAATGCAGTACCACGTGCTGGAATGGAAGGATGCCTTTGCGCAGACAAAAACACCTACAGCAAGAAGTGTTGTAAAGGATATCTAATAAACCAGGGTATTGGTAGCACTATTTCACCATATCCATCTGGTGGTGGATTTAGCAAAGGATTTAGTAACGGCTTTCAAGTTGTACAACCATAAAAATTTAAACATTTAGATAATGTCTTCACGTAATCAAGTACTGTCAAACAATACAAACAGCTTCCCTAATAATAATTCAGGTCAAATTACGCCTGCTGATTTAAGAGATTTCAATGCTGATTTTATTGACTCAGTAAGGTTCTTAGATGAACCAATTCCATTAGCAACATCAGCTTCATATGCTGAAAATGCTACATCAGCGTCATTTGCCTCAAACGCAGCTAATGCTACTTCAGCATCATTTGCTTTAACTGCATCATATGCTTTAAATGGTGGTACTGGAACTATTAATACAGGATCACTATTAACTGATGCTAGCGCAGTAAACGCTACTACCACATTCACAAGAGGAAACGGTACAACATTTGATGTTACTGTTGATAATGTAGTAAACGCTGATACAGCATCTTATACTCCAAACGCATTAGTAAATGCTATAGGTGGTGTAGGAGATATTACATTTATAAAAGGTGATGGTACTTCATTTGCAGTAGTAGTTCCAGTATCTGGTTCAACAGCAACAGCATCATTAGCTCTAGACTCAGAAAGATTAGGTGGTGTGTTACCAAGTGGATATGTTACTACTTCAGCAACGTCTTCATTTGCTACAAAAACAGAATTAAATGCATATACTGCATCTACAAATACATTTACTGGCTCAATACAAACGCAAGTAAATGCTCTAGAAGCAGCTACATCATCTTATGTGACAAATGCTCAAACATCAAGTATGAGCGTTTTAAGCTCTTCTTTTGCTACTACTGCATCATATGCTTTAAATGCTGGTACTACTGTTGACACAGGATCATTTGTAACAACAAGTTCATTTAATGCATTTAGCTCATCTGTAGATTCACAATTAACAGCATTAGAAAACTTTAGTTCATCATTAGATGCAACTTATGCTACTGAAGCTGAATTAAATGCTGCTACAGCATCATTAAGTGCTAGTTTAGCTACTAGTATTGCTACTAAATTAGATACAACTGTATTTAATGCTTATACTTCATCTAATGATAGTAAAGTAAATGCATTAACAGCAGCAACATCATCATATGTTCAAAATAGTCAGACATCAAGTATGTCTGTTGCTAGTGCTTCATTTGCTACATCAGCATCATTTGCAACAAATGCAGCAATAGCAGGATTTGCTCAAACAGCATCTAATACTCCAAACGCTATTGTAACTGCTTCAGTTAACGTTAGTACTATTACTTTTACAAAAGGTAATGGAACAACTTTTGATGTAACTGTATCTCAATCAGGATCTGTTGCAACAGCATCATTAGCTTTAAATTCAGAATTATTAGATGGATTAGATAGTACAGCGTTTGTTTTAAACTCACAAACGTCAAGCATGAGCGTTGCTAGTGCGTCTGTAGCTACATCAGCTAGTTTTGCAACAAATGCTTTAACTGCAGATAGTGCTACATCAGCGTCATTTGCTACTAATGCTGCACAAGCAACAAGTGCTAGCTTTGCTACTTCTGCTTCATTTGCAACAACAGCATCATACGCAGAAAATATTCCAGATGTAAACGTATTAGTAGAACAAATTTATACTGGTGAAGCAATAACCAAAGGTGATCCATTATATATTTCAGGATCACAAGGTGCAAAACCAATTGTATACAAAGCAGATGCTGGAAATGCAGCTAAAATGCCTGTAACATATATTGCTTCAGAAACAATAGGTGCAGGTAGTGATTCAACAGGCATTGTACTTGGTTTAATTGAAGGAATAGATTTAACTGGCTATACAGCAGGAACAGAAGTTTATGTTGCTGTAGGGGGTGGTTGGACAGATACAAGACCAACAGGTTCAGCAATTGTACAAATATTAGGTATAGTAACTAAAGGAGGTTCTGGTGGTAAGGGTTTAGTATTAAATCCTGGACCAGTAGAATTACCTAATCTACAAGCAGGATATGCTTGGATTGGTGATGCAAACGGTGTTCCTCAAGCAGTATCAACTTCATCATTATTAGTTTCAACAGCTTCATTTGCACAAACAATTGCAAGTGGATTAAACATAACAGCTTCAAATTTACAAGTAAACAACAACGTTAGTATAGGTGGTGATTTAGTTGTAAACGGAACAGCATCATTTGGTTACGTACAAACAGTAACTGGTAGTGCTGTAATCATAAATGAAGAATACATCATATTAAATACCCAAACACCAGCTGCACGTTATGCTGGATTGTTAGTATATGATAGTGGTTCAAACGCAACTGCATCAATAGTTTGGGATTCAGAAACTAATCACTTTGTTTATGAAAATGCAAGTGGTAGTTCATATATGGGAGGTGGTTTTATGGCAGGTCCTAGAAACACAGGATCATTAGCTGATATCACTTACCCTACATTAAACAGAATTTTAAGAGGACAAGGTGGAGATCATTTATATGATTCAAATATCATAGATGACGGTACAGTAAAAATTCAAGTAAATACAGAAGTAACTGGTACTTTAGGCGTTACAGGTAATATTACAGGTAACTTAGTAGGAACAGCTTCATATTCTACTTACGCAGAAAATGCAGGTGCTGCTTCAACAGCAACATCAGCATCATATGCTTTAAGCGCTTCATTTGCTACAACAGCATCATTTGCTGAAACAGCAGTTAGTGCTTCATACGCTCCAGATACTACATTCCCTTATACAGGTAATGCTCAAATTTTAGGTAACTTAGGCATTACAGGCAGCATTTTTGGACAACCAACATATGCAGTTACTGAATTTCCATTTACAGTTAATGAAGGTAGTGATGGCACGTCAGCATCTTCAAATTTAATATTTGATAGAAATACAACTGCAATTACTACAGGTTCAGTTACTGTTTCTGGTTCAAATAACTTTATTTCTTTAAATTCAGGTACACCAAATGCAACCGTAACTGGTGGTGGTGCAGGTATAATTAGAGCTGCAAATAGTATTGTATTAGGTGGTGGTGTAAGAGTTACTGGATCTAATGGTTCAGGTTATAATAGAACAGCACCTACATTAACAACTTCTATCAACTCAGGCCTTGTTACTGTTACAGATAATAGACCAACAACAACAACTGCTCCGTTAGCATTTACAAATGTTAATAATAATGGTGCTATCACAGCTACTCTTACAACAGGTAGTGTAACATTGAACAATAATATAATGTTTGGTAATAGTGGTACTATTATTAATGTAACAGGTAGTGCTGGAGCCGCTAGAACTATTAATAGCAGTATATTAGGTGGATTTAGTGGAAACAGAATTGAATTTGATGGTTCTGGAGGTAATATAATTGGAAGTATGCTTTTGGGTAATCTCTTAACAGCATCATTTACAGATACAAATACTGTTTTAAATAGTGTGTCTGTATTAGGTTATCAATTAGCTGTTTCTGCATCAGGCCCAGCAGGAAGTACAACATTATATGGTTCAACTTATGTTGGTAGATGGAATGCTACAGATGATACTTCAAAACCAGGAACTACAGTGTTTGCTATTGGTACAGGTACATCAAACGCAGCTAGAAGAACATCATTCCATGTTAGTGCATCAGGTTTAACAACAGTTAGTGATTTAAGTGCAACTGGTAGCTTACAAGGTACAGCATCATTTTCTAATAACGCTACTTCAGCTTCATTTGCCCAAACAGCATCATATGCTTTAAACGCAGGTGTAACAATTGATACTGGATCATTTGCAACTACTGGTTCAAATACATTTACTGGTGATCAAACAATAGATTCACCAAATAAATTATTTGTAAACTCAATTGAAAATAATTCATTAGCAGATCTAGTAATATCTGGAGGTCCATTTGCTGGTATTAATTTAAATGGTAATACTACCCTTAACGGTAATTTAACTCTTAATACAGGTTATATTATTACCGCAGATTCAATCACTGGTAGTTTCACTGGTAGCTTAGAAGGAACTGCATCATTTGCTGTTAGTGCAAGTTGGGCACCTCAACAAACATTTGACACTGGCTCATTTGCAACAACAGGTTCTAATACATTTACTGGATTTAATACTTTTGAAGACGGTATTGCAGTAAATCAAATTCAGGCTCAAAATGCTGGTATAGATGGACCAGATATTACAATCACTCCTTATTCTATTGGTTATTTAGTAGTAGGAGGTAGTGGTATTAAAGTTGATGATGGTATCATAGCAACTGGCAGTATAAGTGCATTAGGTGGTTTTACTGGTAGCTTACAAGGTACAGCGTCATTTGCAGTAACAGCTTCATATGCTTTAAATGCAGGTACAGCTGTTGATACAGGTTCATTAATGAAGACAGGTTCTGCATCAGGTAATACTTTAACATTCACTAAAGGTGATGGATCAACATTTAATTTAACTGTAGCTACAGGTTCTGCAGGAGCAGCATTTCCATTTACTGGCTCAGCTACTATCAGTGGTAGCTTAAGTATAGTTGGTACTTTAACTAATGGAGAAAATAATAATCTTTCTAGTGGGGAATTTTCACACGCTGAAGGTTGGGGTGCCGTTACTGCATCAGGATATGGATCTCATGCTGAAGGTGCACGTACTAAAGCTACAGGAAATGCAGCTCACTCAGAAGGAGTTGATACAATTGCTTCAAATAATGGTTCTCATGCTGAAGGTGCAACTACAATTGCATCTGGTCTTTGGGCGCATGCTGAAGGAGATCAAACAGTAGCAAGTGGACAATATGCACACTCTGAAGGACAGCGTACATTAGCTAGTGGAAATGGTGCTCATGCTGAAGGTTCTCAAACAACAGCCTCTGGTGTTGTATCTCATGCTGAAGGTATAGGTACTATAGCTAGTGCTACTGGTCAACACGTACAAGGTAAATGGAATTTAGTTTCATCTACAGCAAGTTCATTTATTATAGGTAACGGTACTGATACAAACAACAGAAGTAATTTAGTTTTTGCTGCAGGCAATGAATTCCAAATTACTGGTTCAGCTCAAATTACAGGTAGCTTAGGTGTGTCAGGTAGTATTTTTACCAAACCAACATATGTTACTACAGAACGTTCATTCTCTATTCTTGAAGCAGCTGATGATTTTACAAGAAATGGTAACGTAATACTTACAAGAAGTCAACTTGCTACATCAACAGGTTCAGTTGCTATTACTGGTTCAAATAACTTTATTGCTTTAAGTAATGGTTTAGGTAATATTTTTGCTAATGGTGGTGGTGCAAGTATAATTAGAGGTATAAACAGTATAGTATTAGGTAATAGTGTACCAACTATCACTGGTTCAAACGGTAGTGGATATAATAGAACAGGTCCTCTATTTGCAAACTCTATTAATATGGGTAGTCTTAGTATTACTGATAATAGACCAACAGCACTTCCAACTTTCTTTACTAGTACCAATAGTATGATTAATGGTACTGTATCTGCTACTATTTCTACTGGTAGTCTTTCAATTAATAATAGTAATATAAATGCTTCTCTTGCTTTAACTATAACAGGTAGTAATGGCACAGCAAAACTTATACAAAGTACTACAATAGGAGGAGGTGCAAGAATAGATTTTGCATCATCTGGATCAATGTCTATACAAAATGGTCTAATAGCAGGTAGTGCTATGACAGCATCACTTGTAGATGGTGCTTCAGCTATGTTAGGTGTTGCTATGCTAGGTAATGGATTATCTGCATCTGGAAGTCTTGGTACAACAGCAACTGGAGGTTCAGCTTACGTTGGTAGATGGAATACTTTAGATAGTACTTCACAAGTAGCAAATACAGCATTTGCCGTTGGTACAGGTACTGCTGATGGATCTAGAAGAACATCATTACATGTTAGTGCATCTGGTTTAACAACAGTTAGAGATGGATTAAATGTAAGTGGTAGTTTTGATTTAGTTGGTAGTGCAAGCATAAGTCAAACACTACAATTAAGTGGACAAGATCCATTACCAACAGGAGCAACAGGTATGTTAGCTGTATCACAATCATTACTATGGTTTTATGATGCAACTCAATGGAGACAAGTAAGTTTAGTATAAAAAATAAATAAATAAAAATGCCAATACCAAAACGTAGATCAAGTGAAGCAGAACAGGACTTTATAGGCCGCTGTGCTGAAAAATTAATTGGTGAAGAAGGGTATGAACGTGATCAAGCAGTAGCTATTTGCTATCAGCAATTATCTGTTGATTTAACTGCAGATAAAGATTGGCGTAAATCATTTTTGGCAAGTAAAAACCCATCATCATGGATCAAAAAGAGCTAAAAAACAGTATTTTTGCTAGAATGGCTGGACAAAAATCAAATGAAAGCAATACATCAAGTTATAACAACATAAATCAATTACAAATGGATTCAAAAGCAATTCTAAAAAACATCATGACTATGCTAGGCGTAGAAAAGAATGTTGAGTTAGGTGGCAATGCAAACGCTGGTGGTCCGTTTTATGGTAAATTAGAAAACGGTTCTCCTGTTATGTCAGATTTTTTTGACGTAGGACACACGTTACTAGTTATCAAAGAAGACGGATCTAAAGTAGCTGCACCAGACGCTGACCACATTATTTACTTGCCTGTTGGTTTAGCTGGTGGAGACAAAAGATATTTTATCACAACCAAAGATGGCATCATTACATCAATGCACTTAGAAGACAATTACGGCGCTAAGAAAATTAATGTAAATTTTGCTGTTGAAGAAAAATCCAATGAAATGGAAAGTACAAAATTAGCAGAAGACAGCTTGGAAATCAAAGATGAGAAAAAAGCTGTTGAAAAAGAAGAAAAGATGGCAGATGAAGCATCACGTCTTGATTCTTTAGAAGAACAATTAAATCAACTACGTGTTGATATTGCTCAACTTTTTGAAGCAGTAAAAGGCAAGAAAGAAGAAATGGGTATGGAAGTAAATGATGAAGAAGCAGCTGTTAAGCGTCTTCAAGAAAAAGATCAATTACAAGGTGAACCAAATTTTGGTGGACCAGGTAAAATGGGATTAAGCGCTCAGAAGAAATTCAATGGTGCTCCTGTAGAAGAAAAATCAGATTTAGGTGGTATAGTTAAAGCTAAACAAGGTGGCACTATGGCTTCAGTGTTAGCTAAAATGAATAACTCTAGATTTGGTAAATAACAATTAATTAACAAAAAAGTAAACATTAGAAAAAATGGCAACTTCAGTATCAATTAGCACCACGTATGCCGGTCAGTTTTCTGGCAAATACATTGCTGCTGCATTATTATCTGCTCCTACACTTGATAAGGAGTACATAACTATCAAACCAAACATCAAGTACAAAGAGGTAGTAAAAGTATTATCTCAATCAAACATCATTGTAGATGCAACTTGTGATTTTGCTGCAACAGGTTCTGTAGCATTAACTGAGCGTATCTTACAACCAGATGAGTTCCAAGTTAACACTCAGTTATGTAAGGAAGATTTCCGTTCTGATTGGGAAGCTGTAGAAATGGGTGTATCAGTTTATGATAACTTACCTGCTTCTTTCACTGACTTCTTGATTGCTAACACAGCTGGTCAAGTAGCTCAACAAATTGAATTAAATATCTGGTCTGGTTCAGCTTCAGTAAACGGTCAGTTTGCTGGTTTAATCAACCAATTAAGCGGATCTGGCGCTAACTTTGTTACCGCTTCTGCTCAAGTAACTTCATCTAACGTTGTTGCTGAATTAACTAAAGTAGTAAACGCTATCCCTAACACAGTTTACGGTAAGGAAGATCTTTACATCTACGTTCCAACCAACGTTGTAAAGGCTTACCAAGTAGCTTTAGGTACTGCTAACTACCAATTCAACGCATTCACTGGATTTGCTCCGTTAAACTTCCAAGGTATTAACTTAGCATGGTGCCCAGGTATGCCTTCAAACATCATGATTGCTGCACAAAAGAGTAACTTATTCTTTGGTACTGCGTTGTTATCTGATAAGAATGAAGTTAGAGTGTTAGATATGGCTGATCTTGATGGTTCTCAAAACGTACGTGTTATTATGCGTTACACAGCTGGTGTTCAGTATGGTATTGCTTCTGACATTGTGGTTTACGGTCCAGCAGGCTTAATCTAGTAGATTAAAATATAGTGGCGGGAGCTAAAAACTCCCCCACTTTAAAAATAACAATTAACTCATTCAAATAAATTTAACAACATGGCTTGTGATATTTCATTAGGTAGAAATGAACCTTGTAAAGACAGTATAGCTGGTCTGCAAGCTGTGTATTTCATGAACTTCAATACTGGTAGCTTTGTAACAAATGCTAACGGTGAAGTTACAGCATTCCCTTCAGGATCAACTGTTTACAAGTATGAATTGAAAGGAACAAACGGATACACAGAAACTGTTAACACATCACGTGATAACGGTACTACATTCTTCAGCCAAGAATTAAGTTTACAATTAAAGAAATTAGAAGCAACTGCTACTAAAGAACTTAAATTGTTAGCTTATGGCCGTCCTAAGATTGTAGTATGGACTAGAAATGGTGATGCATTGTTAGTAGGTAAACAAGAAGGTGCTGATATGACTGCTGGTACAATTACCACAGGTACAGCATACGGTGACTTGTATGGCTATACAATGGTATTTACTGGTCAAGAAAAAGAACCTGCTAATTTTATTAGTGGTTCAACAGCTACAAACCCATTTGCAGGTGTGAGCAACGCTCCAACTGTAGTTTACGGTACTAATAGCTAATACAGGGGTAATAATAATACCCTGTCTCTATATAGAAACCCCGCTATAGTCTCAGTATTATAGCTCTAGAACCCAGGCTTTTCAGCTTGGGTTTCTTTTTTATCAAATAAGGACAAAATTAGTGGTTATAGCAACATGAATATAGTAATTCCACAAACAGGTACAGTTAAGTTTGATGTTAGGACTAGACCAACGTCTTCATACAATACATTTGTAGTGAAGATGAATTGGACAAATGAAGAATCAAATACAACAGGTAGTACAATTGTTACTGCATCTTATGATTCAAATGATTTTTTAAATGTAACAGCATCACTATATGCATCAGCAAGTAATTTCTATAAATTTACATTAGTACAAATGAGTGGTAGTGTTGAATGTAATGAATTATACCGCGGTGAATTATTCCCAACAACAGGATCAGCTTACATATTAGACAGTGAACCATTTAGTTCATATACAACAGCAAGCAATACGTTTATAATATTTTAAACATGAGTCAAGAAAAAAATAAAAACAACATTAGAGTTGTAAACATGAGTAATGAGGGTGGTTACATACTACCTAAAATAACAGAATCATCACGTAGCAGAAAAGCACACGTTGAGTTTGGTATTGAATCTACAGATGATTTCTTTACTATGTTAATCAGAACTTATGAAACATCACCTACAAACCAAGCAGCAGTTGATAGTTCAACTGACTTAATTTACGGTAAAGGTGTTAAAGCAAAAGACAGATTAGAATTAGAAGAGTATTTGTATACACTTACTACTGATGATGAAATCCGTAAAATATGCTTTGACTATAAGTTATTTGGTAACGCAGCTATTCAAGCAGTATTCAATGAGAGTAGAGATAAAATCATTGGATTCTATCATATGCCAGTAGACACATTACGTGCTGAAAAGGTAGATGAACAAGGTAATATTGCTGGATACTATTATTCTCCTGATTGGAACAATAAGCGTATCATACCAAAATACATTCCGGCATTTGGTCAAAACCAATTTGAAAATGATGTACAAATAATCTATTTCAAGCGTTATTCACCTGGTAAATTCTATTATGGTGTACCTGACTGGTATTCTTGTTTACAATATTGTACTGTAGAGGAAGAAATTTCTAACTTACACGTAAACAACATCAAAAATAACTTTATGCCTTCAAGCATTATTAACTTCAATGGTGGTGTTCCTCCAGTTGAAGAGCAATATATGGTTGAACAAAGCATTATGAATAAGTTTTCTGGCACAACAAACGCTGGTAAGTTTATCTTATCATTCAATGACAACCCAGAATACAAAACAACTGTTGAAATGTTGCGTCCAGAAAACCTACATCAACAGTATGATTTCATTGCAGAAGAATCATCACGCAAAATCATGTTAGCACACCGTATTACATCTCAGATGTTATTAGGTATTAAAACAGCAACTGGTTTTGGATCAAACGCTGATGAATTAAAAACATCATATGAGATATTCTATGCAATGGTAATTAATCCATTCCAACAAGAAATCATGAAACAAATTCAAGGTATAGTTGAATTTAATGGTATTAATGGTGAAGATTTATACTTTGCTCCATTGATTCCATTTGGTTTCTTAGCTGAATTAATGGATGATGCTGGTGCAGCTAATGCTCAGGAAATTATTGAAAATCCAAATGACGTACCTGATCTAGAAGCAGAACAAAAACAACCAACAGATCAAGATATAGCTCCAAATCCAGATGAAACAATTGGTGATGTAGTAGGACCAGAAAATGTTGGAGTACAAGGTTTAAGTGAAGATGGTGGTGTAAATGAAAATCTAAAAAATTTATCAGGCAGACAATACCAACAATTACTACGCATTGTAAATCAATTCCAGAAAGGTAAAATCAATGAAGCTCAAGCAGAATTAATGTTAATGAGTGCATTTGGTTTTTCAGGTGCTCAAGCTAGAACAATGTTAGGAATTGATACCAACAACAAAGTAGAAATGTCAAAATACAATGATGTTGATTGGAAAAATTGGAATATAGAAGAAAATTAAGAAACATAAGATAATGAGTAAAAATATACTTTTTTGTAGCAGAAATGATATTGTTAAACGCACACCACTTGGTGGCAATATTGATCCTGAAAAAATCATTCCGTTTGTTAAAACGGCTCAAGACAAATACTTACTATTAATTTTAGGTACTAAATTGTTTAATAAACTACAGGATGATATTGCTGCAGGTACTATTGCAAACCAGTATTTAACATTAATGAATGAATATATCATTGATACATTAGTACACTATGCAATGGTTGAAGCATTACCATTTTTAGCTTACACAATAGCAAATGGTTCTATTTCTAGAAACATACCATCAGAACAAGGTACAGGCACAATTAAAAGTGAAGTTGATTATTTGTTACAAAAAGAACTAGCTACAGCACAATTCTACGCTGAACGTTTAACAACACATTTAATTGCTAGAAATAACCTATATCCAGATTACGTGTTAAGTACTGGATTTAGTGATAACGTTTATCCAGATAAAGGACAACAATATAGAAATGGTTGGGTAATCTAATGGAACAGAAAAAAACATACTACGGCTATAAGCCTAAAGAAGACAATTTGAGCAAACTACAACGTTATCTGCTGTCTAAAAACGCAGATAAAAGCGCAAACAACGCGTTAAATGAGAAAGTAGCTATGTTGTCATCAAATAAAGTACTTAAAAATAAACGCTTCTAAATGCAGACATTTTATTCATTTACTCAATTCTTTGCTAACGTTTGTAATGCACATCCAAACATTACTACGTTTGACATGAGTGACATTAGAACACTTGATACTGAAAAACAAACATTGTTTCCTTATGCTAATCTAATTGTTAACAATGTTAACATTGATTCTGGTATAATGACTTATAATGTTACATTCATGGTAATGGATAGAGTTGTTGAAGTAGAAGATGTATCTGTAGGTAAGTTTAATACAATAGAAAAAGACTATAGAGGATACAGCAACGTATCAGACGTTTGGAACACATCATTACTCACAATTAATGACGTTGTATCTTATATCTACAGAAATCCAAGTGCATATCAGTATAATGTAATTGGTAGTTCATTAGCAACACCATTTGAAGAAAGATTTCAGAATTTACTTGCTGGATGGGCTATTGATATGAATATTGCCGTTGGTAATCCAAATGATATGTGTGTTATTAATTTAAGTGATATATTAGCCGCAGGTAATGACCCAACATGTTAGATCAAGAAATAATAGAAGCAGAAAAGAGATGGGCTCAATTAGTAGTTACCAATGCTAAATCTATATTAATACGCAACGGAAAAGTTGCTAGTGGTAGATTAAAAGATTCTATTGCTTACACAGTAAATGCTCAAGGTAAAATAAATTTTACATACGCACCAGAAGGTAAATGGGTTACACTTGGTAGACGTAAAGGTTCTAGACAACCACCTACTGCTCCTATTGAAAGATGGATAAAACAAAAAGGTATTAGGGGTAGAGATCCTAAAACAGGTAGGTTTATTCCAGATAAATCATTAGCTTATCTTATTGCACGTGGAATTAAACGTGATGGTATTGCACCATTACCGTTTATGTCTATGGCTATTAAGGCAGCAAAGCAACAACTAGCAAAACAACTAAAACAAGCAGCTACTAAATCAACTGTTTCACGTTTAAGAAAGGCAGCTAAATCTGCTCTTAGCAAACCATAAAATAACAATTTAATGTTATAATAACATGTCAATACAAGTATTACAAAAACCATCAGATATTCAACCAGCACAATCACCAGTTGTGTTTTCTGTTATTGAAAACAGTGGTGCTTATACTAATAATGAATTTCAATATAAAGCATTTTTGTACGTTTGGGATGGTAATATGAATGATTCAGGATCATACATTTATCAAGCACGCAAATATCCAAATGCATCAGGTAGTGGCATTTTTGATTTCAGTAGAATGATTAATTCAACATTAACTGATTTATCTGCTACTAATCCAAGTAACATCAAATATTATAAGGTTGAAGTAGGTTGGCAATATGAATTAGGTGGTACTTATATAACACAATCTGGTGGATTAACAGCAATTACTTGTAGTGTTGGTGGTACAATGTTTAAAGCATATGACGGATACGCTTTATTCCCAGATCAAATTAATGACTCATTCTATAGCCAATCAGCATACTATCCGTTTATGACAGATGGTGGTGACGTTACTCAATCAGTTTTAATTACAGATACAACTACAGTAGGTAATGAATTTAAGGGTGCTGCTTTATGGCAAGGTGCTACAGATGCTATTTTAGTTGATTTTGTAAGCGCATCAGCAACATATGCAAATGGTAGTACAGTAACTACAGTTTTACCTACATTAGCATTTGCTGGTAACACAACATCATCACTTCAAGTTTATCATAATGTGGCTGCTGCTCCAGGTGATACTTCAAATTGGCCTTTCAATACTTTACCTACAGCAAACTTAGAAAAATATTCAATCACTGCTTATGGTACAGGTAGTGTTAAATTAGGAACACTTAACTATGAAGTAGTAAGTGAGTGTTATTATGTACCAGTAAGAGTTGCTTACAAAAATAGATTTGGTCAATTTGATTTCTTTAATTTCTATAAGCGTCACAATACTCAATTCAATACTGATCAGCGTGTGTATCAACCACAATTAGGTACTTGGAACGCATCAACATTGTCTTATAATCAATATCAGACAAGACAACAACGTTATATTGTTGATGCAACTGAAATATTAGAATGCAATACAGATTTTATTCCACAAGGATATAATGAATTGTTCAAACAAATGTTAGTTTCAGATGAAATTTACTGGTTGTATGATCAAGCAAATCTTATTACTAAACCATTATCAATTAGAACAAATAGCCTAACATTCAAAACAGGCGTTAACAATAAATTAATTCAATACACAATAGCATTTGACATTGGTCAACCATACAAGTTAATTATATAACATGGGATTACTAACTACACAAGGATATAGAGGTAAACTGGTTGATAAGTTAACTGGTACTATTTTAGATCAATTTGCAGATGAAGATATTAAGATATCTAACAATATTCTTGATTTATTTGATTTAGGTGAGATACCAGGTACATACACTCAAACATTAACATTACCAGGTACTAAACTTAACAATGCTTTTTTTGAACAGTATTTTGATATTAGTGTTTATGAACCAGATATATTCAACACTAATCAGAAAGTAGAAGCATATCTTGATTTTGATTCATTTTATTTAGTTAATGGTTATTTACAACTAAACAAGGTTAATGTACTTCAAAACAAATTTGTTGACTCATATGAAGTGACTCTGTTTGGGATTATTTCTAATTTCAGTATTGATACAAGAGCGTCTTTCTTAACAGATATCACCTCTTTAGGCGTTTATAACCATACGTCTTCATACGCTAATATTAGCAGTAGTTGGGATAGACAATTATTTAATGGTGACATTGTTTATCCAATGGTTGAATATGGTAATAATGTTGGAACTCTTCCAACAATTTACTATTCAGATGATGTATATGCAGGTATTGATGGACAAGAAGGTGCTTTAACAGTACAAGACTATAAACCAGCAATACGTTTAAAGAAAGTATGGGACGCTATATTTCAGGAATTTGGCTACACATATACAGGATCATTTTGGAATGAACCATTCTTAAATGATGTTTATTTACTTTGTGATAATGATTTAAGAGCACCTGTATATCAACCTAGTATTGAAAATTATGGACAAGGTAAGGTTACTGTTGCTTCAGGATCTGCTCCAATTAATTTAACTAATGGTGTAACTGCTAGTTTTGCATTTAATGCTAAAGACTATGATTATGACAATAAGTTTACTGTTGGCACTACAACAACATACACAACAGATATTACAACACAATTAAGTGTAAACATATTATTAGGATTTAAAGTAACAAACACAGGTGCTGGTAGTGGTATGCCTGCGTTTTATTTGTATTGGACAAACAGTACTACAGGTGCAATTGTTGGTTCTCAAGTATTAGCACAGATTAATGTTTACATGTCTACAATACAGCAATCAAGATCTAGTACTGTAACTGAGACATTTAGATTACCTACAACAGTAAGGTCACCAGAATTACCTCCAGGTACTTATGAATTAAAGATTGAGTATGTTAACCAGGGTTCATCTAATTTTAGTGTTCAATTAAATCCAGACAGTGCTAATGTATCTACATTTGAAATATTTAAAGTTAACCAAGCAGCTGATGGTAAAGTAATTGATATTCCATCTAACATGCCATTTGGTAATAGTGGAATACGTGTTATTGATTGGATTAGATCAATACAAAAGAAATTTAATTTAATTATATATCCTGATAAACAAAATCCTAATCAATTTGTTGTTGAAACATTTAACAATTGGTATAAACAAGGTACAATTAAGGATTTTAATAGATTTATCAATCTACAAGACAAAATATCATTTACACCTGCAAACCAATTAGGATACAGACAGATAAAATATAGTGATGCTGAGGATACTGATTATGTTACAACATTATTTAAACGTACTAATAATAGAGTGTATGGTGAATCTAACTTTTATGACTCAGGATCTTATTATTCACAAGGAAAATTAGAAGTACTTTCAGATACAACAGCAGCAGGTCCATTAGTTAGAGTACCAGGTTCAGTATCATCAGGTTCTGCTTCTAATACTACATGTACTAGTTATCAGTTTTACTATAATAATATATACAGTAGTGCTACAGTTAATTTTGTTTTATGTAATGGTACTTCAGGATCAGTTTTATTAGATAAAGATAATAGAAATCATATTGCTTGTATTCAAACAGGTCAATATTCAGTTAGTGGTCTTGGTTCTGATAGGGTGTTTATTTATGATTTAGGAGATTGTACACCAGCACCAGTAACAGGATTTAATGAATTTCCTATTTGGATACCTTATCATGTATCTGATGCTAATTATAGACCAGCTAGAGTATTACCTAGATTATTTTTCTATAATGGTAAAGTATCTGCTCCACCTTATTATATCTCAGGTTATAATATACCTTCAACATCATCTGTTCCTGCATTACAATATGATGCTTATCCTTATTTTGACGTTTATTCTACTGGTTCACTAAATGGTACTGCATCTCAATTCCCACAATTAGATTCACTATCATTACTTTACAATAATGAGCAAGCAGTATGGGGTACAACACCTACAGGTTCATTAGTAAGTGATTATTGGGCTACTTATTTAAGTTTATTATACAATCCTAGAACGCGTTTAGTAGATGCTAGTGCTGTAATTGGTTTAGCTGATTATTTTGATTTAGAATTAAATGACATTGCTGAATTTAGAGGTAATTACTACCATTTAAGAGCAATCAATGATTATAATTTAACTACAGGAGAATGTAATGTTCAAATGTTAGGACCAATTATTCCAGACACTATAGCTGCTGTATTGAGTGGATCATGGGCTCCAGTAGTAAATGAATGTGAATTTACATTTACAGTAACAACTGGATCTGTTCCAACTACAACAACTACTTCAACTACAACGTCTACAACAACAACCCCACCAACAACAACTAGTACTACAACAAGTACTACAACGGCGCCTACAACTACAACTACAACTAGTACAACTACTAGTACTACAACAGAACCAACAACAACAACAACTACAAGTACAACTACATCAACTACTACAACGCCGCCTACTACAACAACAAGTACAACAACAAGTACTACTACATTAGCTTATTACACGTATAGAATATATAAACCAAGTAGTGGTTACAGTAATGCTGCAGATGCTTGTAGTAACCAACCATCTGATGAATATGTTGATTATTATGCTGCAGAAAGTACTTTATCAACTGTTACTAAATTCTATTCAGATACAAATCTACTTACTCCGTTTGTAGGAGGAAGTCAATGGTATGCTTTCACAGCAGGTGGAACATCAACTCCTGTTAATAGAGCTCAAATTAATAATGGTGGATTCTTAAGTAGTAATGCATCCTGTTAAAAATAGATTATGCCTAACTTACAATATCAAATACAATTAACATTAATAGGTAAAAATAGTGGACCTTACTATAATGTAACTTACACTACAGGATCTACATTTTATCCTGTATTAGTAGGCACACCAGCTTTTTTACCAACAACAAGTAGTACTGCTACAGTTGAAATTCCATCAGGCTCATTTAATTATTTAGCATTTAATTTAGACAATGGAGTAGATCCATGTGGGTTGTGTGATTATGATGTTACTGTTATTGTAACAGGATCAGAACCACCACCACCTCCTCCAACATCAAGTTGTTGTACTCCAACAATTATAAACACACAATTATCAGGTAGTTCAACAAGTAGCTTATTTGTAAACTATACTGCAGGTACAGGTACTAATTGTTTAACTTGTTCTTATGTAACATTACAAACATCATCTGATGGTGGAGCTAATTGGGGTGGAGATATAACAGGTAGCTGTGTTGGATCTCAATTTTTAATTGCAGCGCCTGCTTGTAGTACAACAGGATCTTATAGACTACAACAAACGTGTTCAGGATCAGTAACAAGTTCATATTCAGCAACTGCATCATTTAGTAACACTTGTGTTCCTCCATCACCTGTTGAATATATTATTGATATTGCAGCTAATGGTACTTTTATAGGTGCATGTGGTGGTACAACTACAACAGTCCCTGTATTTGCTCAACCAGGATTTAATGTACCATTTGTTGGAATGATTTTATATGATGATAATACTTTAACAAATCCATTTATTGGTTCAGTAGGATGGCGTAAGCTAGTTCAAGGTACTATAAATTATGTAGCTGAAGTAGATGTAAATGGTGAAATTACAAATTACGGAACTTGTTAATAAAATAATATGCAACACATACAAAATATAGACATTGACTTTATTGTTACAGCACTGAAAATAGTGCCAAACAAATATAGTACACCTGCTATTAAAGTAGCAAAAGGTAAAAATAAATTACCAACCACACTTAAACAAGTGTTTAAAAAATTAAGAAATGGCTGATGAAACAGTAGAGATAGACGTTAACATTGATGTCAATACAAATGAGGCTGAGGGTAGTTTCACTAGATTGCAAACGCAAATTAGAGAAACTAGAACAGCATTGCAAGCTGCTGCTGCGGCTGGTGACAGTGTCAATTTTAGCAGATTAAAAGGTCAGTTAGACGGATTAGAAGATTCACTTGAGGTAGTTACACTAAAACAAGTACAATTTGATGATGCACTTTCTGCTGCCCCAGGACCAATTGGTAAAGCAGGTCAAGCACTTAAAGGCTTTGATGGTGTATTGAAATTATTAGCTGCAAATCCTATTGTAGCAATATTAGCTGGTTTAGCTGCTGTATTAACTGCAGTAATTGGTGCGTTAAATAAAACTAAAGAAGGTACCGCTGCATTAACAGCTGTAACTGATGCATTTAGTAATATACTACAACCAATTATTAAGTTTATATCTGATGCTGCTGTTCCTGTATTTGAAGCATTTGCTGATATTGTTAATTGGTTTGGTACATCATTAGGTTTAATTGATGAAAAAGTAGTTGCTGCTAAAGAAAATTTTAGATTACTAGAATCACAAATTAAGCAAAATAATGCAGCATTAGAGGGTGAAATTGAAATATTAGAAGCTCAAGGTGCTAGCATAGATAAAATTGCTAAGTTAAAGAAACAACAAATTGATGGTGAGATCCAGTTATTACAAGCAAAGAAAGCAGCGTTTGGTGAAATAACAGCGGATGAAGAAGCACAAATCATTGCATTAAATCAGAAAAAGAGAGTAATTGATGCACAGGTAGCTACTTATGAGAAAAAAAGAGATGAGGATAAGGCTAAGGAAGCTTTTAAGAAACGTCAAGAGACATTTAATAAAGAGCTAGATCAAATTGGTAAGGACTTAAAGGTTAGAACAGATTTAAATAACAAATATCTAACTGAAGAGAAATTTAGACTAGATAAAGCTAGAGCTGAAGGTTTACTAACAGAAGTACAATATCAGGAACAATTATTTGATGCACAGAAAATAACTAATGAAAGTAATTTAGTTGAACAAGATAGATTCCTTAATTTTAGAAAAGAAAAATTAAAAGCAGGATTAGCTGCCAATTTAATTACTCAAAAAGAATATGACACATTAAGTACAGACGCATTAATAGAAACTACCAATGCTAAAGACGCTATTGTCAAAACAGGATATGATCAAGAAATTGGTTATATCAATAATGCAGCTAAAGCACTAACAGATTTACAAAATACCCAAATCACTGTTAATGAAAATATTGCACAAAGTTGGATTGAATTAGGTAATACTATTGGTAGTACATTTGGTACATTAGCTAACTTATTTGAACAAGGTAGTGCTGCACAAAAAGCATTTGCTATTGCATCAGTAATAATCAATGGTGCTGCAGCAGCAGGTAAAATATTATTAGATACTAAAGAAAATATATCATCTGCTACTAAAGTAATTGCACAAGGTGTTGCTGCTAAAGCTCAAGGTGTTGCTATTTCACCTTTAAATCCAGTAATTGGTGGTGCTTTAATTGCAACAGGTACTGCAGCAACAACTGCTGGTGGTGCATTATTAGCTAAAGCAAAAACAAGTGCAGCATTTCAACTTGCAGCAGTTGCAGCTACATCTGGAGCTCAAATTGCAGCAATTTTAGGTGCTGGTAAAGGTAAAACATCAGCAGGTACTACTGCAGCAGCTGGTGGTGGTGAAGGTGGAGGTACTCCAGCATTTGCTGTTCCAACAATTGGTGCACCACAAATTGGAGCTACATCAGCACAACAGGGTCAATTAGCAGGTATTGTTGCTGGTGCATTAGATAGAAATAATTCAGAAGGTAGACCTATACGTGCATATGTTGTAGGTAATGACATCACTACAGAACAACAATTACAACGTAGAATTAGAACAGCGGCTAGATTAGGAGGATAGTGTTATAATCACATAATAAAATATCATGGTAAAAAGTAAGAAAAGAGTATACAAAATGTTCATTGATGAAGAAGATATGGACAGTGGTGTATTTGCAATATCATTAGTAGCTGATCCAGCAATTGAATCAAACTGGATTTACTTATCAAAACAACACAAAATTGAATTAGCTGAGGTTAATAAGGAAAAACGCTTATTGTTAGGTCCTGTATTAATTCCAAATAAAGAAATTCCACGTATTGATGATGAGACTGGTGAAGAGTATGACATTGTATTTGATGAAGCTGTTATTGAAAAAGCAGCACAATTATTTTTACAACGCCAACATAATAATTCATCAACACTAGAACATGAAAGACCAATTGATGATATTTCAATTGTTGAATCATGGTTAGTAGCTGATCCTAAAGCAGATAAATCAAACGCATACGGATTATCATATCCAAAAGGTAGTTGGATTGTAATGGCTAAGGTTAACAATGATGAAATTTGGAGTGAATATATTAAAACAGGTAAAGTAAAAGGATTTAGCTTAGAAGGTTTATTTGGACATAATCTAGTTGAAGCATCAAAGCAACAGCATTTTACGGCCTTATCTGCGTTAGCTGATGATTTTGATACTGAATATGCTGAAGAATTACTTACATCAATTAAGGGTATTGTAAAAGAAGGTAAGGTTGAATTAGAATCTTACAATGACTATCCAGACACCGTTAAAAACGCCGCAGCACGTGGTATTAGATTAAATGAAAAAGTTAATAATAGATGTGCCACTGACGTTGGAAAGATCAGGGCTCAACAGTTGGCAAACGGTAGAAATATATCTGTGCAAACCATCAAGCGCATGTACGCTTACACTAGCAGAGCTAGAGAATTTTACAACCCAGATGATACTACAGCATGCGGTACTATCTCTTACTTACTATGGGGAGGGGATGCAGCTAATAGATGGAGTGCAGCTAAATTAAAAGAATTAGGATTATTTGTTGAAAATGAAACAGCAGTATCTGTTAGTTCATCATATGCAGGTCAATTTGGTCCTGCTACAAGCAAAAAACCAAAGAAAAAGAATTTTGTAGATACCCAAAATATGGAAACACAATTCATAGCAGGACCTACAAGTGAAAAGGATAAGAAACGTTTTCCAGGTAATAGAGGAACAATGTTCTATCCTTATATAGCACCAGCAATGTTAGAAGATGAGGTGAATATGGATGTGTTTGGATACAAAACAAAGTATTTCCAAATTTGTCCTGGTGCTCAAGCAACATTTAAATCATTAGTAATGTTACCTAACTTAGAAGAGGATAATATTGGAATGGTACGTTCAGCAGCAGTAATTGCAGACGCAATTTTTAAAATAGAAAATGACGTTTTAGAATCTAAAACCGCTACTCAAGCACAATTAGATGAAGCAATAGTATTAGTTGATGATTACAAAGATATCATTCATGAAATTGATGAAGACAACTTAACTAGTACAGACGTATCATATATGGATAATCATATTGAAACAATTAGATCATTAGTTCCAGTTGAATTAGCTGAATTTGAACAAGGTCCATGTCAAGCAGGATACGTTCAAATTGGTATGAAGGAAAAAGATGGTAGAATGGTACCTAATTGTGTACCTAAAGATAAAGTAGGATAATGTTTACATCAGGAGATAGAGCGTTTTTAAATAACCTAAACAAATACCAGTCATTAGGCCGCAAACCTAAAGACGTAATTGCTATTGCTGAAAGTAGAGCAATGGCTGAGGAAATAAAACAAAACGTTATTGATCAACTAGATGCTTATGATCACAATGTTACTGGTAATTTAGAAAACAGTATTGCTGTAAGACCTTTAGGTGGTGGTGAATTTGGAGTAACAGCAGCTGAATATGCTAAGTACGTTAACGGATATGATAGAGAAAAGACAGGTAGTGGTTTTGTAGATGATGCAGTAAATCAAGCAATACTTGACATTGGTCAAGATGCTGAAGTAAATATATAACATGGAAAACATTTATTCAGTATTAATGACAGCCGTTACTGTAATAGGCGGCTCAGCAGCCTGGCGTTATTATGAAAAGCGTGCTGCTAAAAAAGAAGATGATGATAGGTGGATCAAAAATGATTGTACGTCACGTATATCAAAGCTAGAAGCATTATTAGAACAATCATCTAGAGAAAAGGATGAAATGCGTGCAATTATATTACAATTAACAGCTCAAGTAGCTGAATTAAGAACCAAGGTAGAATATTTAACAGGCAAACAAAAATAAAAGTATGAAATCAATTTTAGTAACATTATTATTAGTTGTATTAGCAGCTGCATGTAAAGAAAGCGCGCAATCAACTGAAGTAAAGACAGATTCAACTGCAGTAGCAGTAGATTCAACATTATCATTAACTGATACAGTATTAGTAGATTCAGTTAAGTAAGAAGTTGGCGTCTTTGTAGATAGCCATTTTGTGTGTGTTGTATGTAAAGAAGGCCCTGTGAAAACAGGGCCAACTTTTTTAAAACCATATAAACGTACAACAAAGAGTGATACAAATGTATTAATAGAATTCTGCCCGGAAAAAGAGGCCCGCTATAGAGAATAGCAGGCCGGAAAGTGATCCTAAATAATGGCAGTTATTTTAGATGACTATAAATATGTTAAAATAATTTATCAATTGATTTTAATTCATAAGTTGGTCCTTGTGCTAAAGCATCTGATGTGCTAATATATCCATATATACTAACTGTTATATTGTTTTTAAATAGTTGTCTGTATGATTCTAACATCATATAACCGTTTTTTCTGTACACACATTCTTTATGTTCTAACATTGGTGTACTAACTACAACATAATCAATATCATACTTAATCAATGATGCTTTTTTCCAGTATGAAAGCCCTGATTTAACATCTATTTTAGCATTGATAGATGGAATATAAAAATCAATATCAGGGCTGTATTTGCGGTCATCTATTTTCTTATTGTAGACAAAATCAATATTATTCAACACTAGGTAACCATACAAACCAGCCTCAGCCAATGCACCTTTAGCTGCACGTGCATACTGGTAGTGTTTGAGGTCTGTTTTTGTGAATGAATTTAAATGATCATACTCCCAGTAACGGGCTGATTTTAGTTTCTCCCTGAATGATGCTTGGAATGAATCTGTTTGAAACAGGTCTGAATTAAGCGTTATAGTCATCTAAATTTATGCTTTTAGTGATTTTGATTACGGCACGCAAACCGCGTATTTTTTCTTCAATAGCATACTTGTAAGAGCTATCCACCATCTTTTGGACGCGCTTCATTAGTATTGCTTCATTTTTCTCCAGTACTTCAATTGTGTGTTGTAAATTAAGTGTCATGTGTTTGTGTTTTATTTTAATAGTGATTTAATTTCATTTTTAAATAATATTGCAGCAGTAATTGCTATCAATATAACTTCAAAGGGATTCATGTAATTGAATGTTATCATAGTTGTTTATTTTATTGATTCATTAATCTGTTAAATTTTTCCAACGGTGTCTCAACCATTACACCATCATTCCCATCTACATTAACATTGTCATTGTCATTGTCATTGTCATTGACATTGACATTGACATTGACATACGTTAGCGTATCTTCTTTTACGCTGCGTAAATTATTTTGCGGTAGCGTATCTTTTTTTACGTGGCGTACCTTATTAGCATTTCTAGCTATTTCAATACGTTCATTGTATTTGCGGTCATCTTCTTGTAACAAATAATTTACTCCAGCCCACACTAATTTGAGTCCCGGTGTGTTTAGTACCGGTTCTTCACCTTTAGCATAGTTAAAGAAATTATGTAACATTTGTGCTTGTTCTTCTATACTAAGCAGTGAAATTGATTCCTGCCAACTAGTATATAAATAAAATCTTTTTTTCATATCCATAAATATATAAAAGAATTCTGCCAACGCAAAAGAAATAAAAACTATATTTATTGGTAGTTGGCGTTTTGAAATAGAGGACATATATTTATTATCACAATACACACTTATGAAACAATGTTCAAAATGCAAAGTAACAAAACCGTACACTGATTTTGTCAAAAGTAAATGGAATCTAAAAGACGGGTATGCATATACGTGCAAGGCATGTATCAAAGAATATCAATTAGCCAATAAGGAAAAACTCAAGGCATATCAAAAAGAGTATCAACCACAGTATAAGGCTGAACACAAAGACAAATTAAATGAGTATAATAGAGTATACCATAAAGAGATATACAGGGATAAACACCTTGCTTACGTTACTAAATGGCGTGCAGCTAATCCAGATAAAGTAGCACAATACAGAGCAATATCTGATGCACGTGCTAAAGCTAAAAAACAATTGAATGACCAATAATCAACTGGTTGAACACACCTATAGAAAACATAACGTTTGGTTAATGCAGTGTGCTTATAATTTTACTGGTAGCAAAGATAAAGCAAATGAGTTAGTTCAAGATCTCTATCTTAAATTACTTGAATTGCAAGATATTAAAAAAATAATGTATAAGGAAGATATTAATCTGTATTACATTTATAAGATGTTACGCAGCATATATCTGAATGGACAGAAGAAAAGTATAACAATGCTCCCAATTGATGAGGAGCTATACAATCTGTCTACTTCAGAATATGATGAACAAGCAGATAGTGATTGGGAACGTGCATTAGCATTATCAAATGAAGCATTAGATCAGTTATATTGGTTTGATGCTAAATTATTAAGAGTGTATATTGAAGAAAACCACAGTATACAATCATTACACAATGCAACTGGTATATCAAATAGTACCATTTGGACTTCTATGAAAAAAACAAAACAATATGTCAGAGACTATGTCAAAAATAAAACTAGGTAACATTATAGAAAAAATAATAGCTGTTATAACATTAGGCTATGGTCATTCAATTGCAATGTGGGTAGCTAAAAAATTAGGCTATGAATCATGCGGTTGTGAAACACGTAAAGAATGGCTCAATACTTTATTTGTTAAAAAAGATATCAAATTATAACATACATGACACATCAACAAGCACAAGAAGTAAAACAAATATTAATGGATTGTAGAGGTACTATTCCAGCTACACACGTAGATAGAATTTACCACTATTACAAAACATATATTAATCCAAATGTTGGAGGCAAACCATGTACTTGCTCTCCTAAGTATTGGAATGAGTTTTTAACAGCATTAAAAGATAAAGTTGAATTGACACTAAGCCAACCTGAATAAGTTATATTAAAATCTGTTATGAATAAAGAATGTAAAAAATGTTTTACAATTCAACCACTATCTAATTTTGCTAAATCATCTAATACTAAAGATGGTTTACAACGTTATTGTAGAGAATGTATAAAAAAATCATGCAAAGCATATTATAGAAAAATAGTTACAGGTACTGGTGAGGAAAAATTAGTTTATAGGGGTGATGTATTAGAGAGAGAAGTAAATAAACTAATGGAATCAATTAGATTAAAACCAGTACCATGGAGTGAAACATTAGAACTACATAAACAGTATAAAACAGGTCCGTATAGTGAATCATACAAACCAGAATTACTGAAATGGGCACTACAAAAATGTCATGATGATCACTCAATAGAACATAGAGTATCTAAAAAGAAACCTGGACATGGTTTAGGTACAGGTAAAAAACAAAGAGCAGAAGCAGAAAGATTATTATTACAACAATTAGAAAATTCATAACATGGCTAAATCAGTAGGTAGCACAAGAAAACTAACATTTGGTAAACGCAAAGGCGGTAAACCAGTTAAATCATACAACAAACACAATTCAAAATCATCATATGCAAGAAATAAAGCGCGTAGAAGATAGTACTGAACAGGAAGCAGTCAAAGAATACGTTGACGGACTGGAGAATAATATTGAATACTATAAAGAATGGTGCGCAATATACCAGACACAACGTGATTTAGCACGTAGTAAAGTATCACAATTAGAAATGAAGGTATTACAATTACAACATATTATTTTACAACAAGATAGAACACAATAAAAAACACATAAAATATGAAAACAGAACAAACCAAATTTGCTATACTAGGTGGTGCTGATCAAGCAGCCCTAGATTCAAATGCATTTTACTTAATTGATTTTGATAAAGTAGAAACGTTAGATGACATGAAGCGTTTATTTGCTGCTATTGGATTTAATTTTGTAGGTAACCATCCACGCATTGCATTAGTAGCTGATTTATTAGACCGTGATAATCCTATCTATCCACCACAACCAAAGGATGAAGATAGCGGAAACGTGTTATAATACGTAGACAACATAAATCAACATATTATGCCATTTAAAGCAGGTGAAGTAACAGGTAGACCTAAAGGCGCTGAAGGTAAAGACACTAAACGCTTACGTGAAGCAATTGCTGCTATCACTGAGGGTGGTATTGAGGACTTTCAACGTGCATTAGGTGAGGTGCTAGAGGAAAATCCATCTAAATACCTTGAACTATACCTTAGATTACTAGAATACTCAATGCCTAAACTTAGATCAATAGATACAAACATAGAATTAGGTGACAACACAATACACAAAGTAACAATAAACGTTAATGCCAAGGGAACTACAGATACAAGCAACAACAGTATTCCAGAAGAACTGGGAAGCTAAAACACGTTTTGTTGTTAACATAGGTGGATCACGTTCCACTAAGACATACTCAATAATTCAACTGTTGATTGTTAAAGCATTAGAATCAACTGAACCGTTAGTTATTTCAATTGTCAGGAAATCCCTACCATCTCTACGTATTAGCGTGATGAGGGATTTTCTAGACATACTCAAACAACTAGACTTATACAACGCAGAAAAACACAATAAAACTGAGAACACGTACTTACTGAATAATACTTTGATTGAGTTTTTTAGTATTGATGACGCTCAAAAACGTAGGGGTACTAAGCGTGATATACTGTTTGTAAATGAGGTTAATGAATTAACGTGGGAAGACTTCTTCCAGTTAAACATCAGAACAACACAGCAGGTGTTTATGGACTTTAACCCATCAGAAACGTTTTGGTATAATGATCAAATTCAAAACAGGGATGATGTTACAATTATTCATTCAACGTATAAGGACAATCCTTACCTCAATGAAGAGCAGGTTAATGAGATTGAAAGATTACAGTTTACAGATAAGCAATACTACCAAATTTATGCATTGGGTGAATTTGCTGGTCACGTGGATCTTATATATACTTATATACCTGTTGATGATATACCTACTTTTGGTGCTAAGTTGGTTGCATTGGGTTTGGACTGGGGTTACTCAAATGATCCAACAGCGTTATTAGAAGTATGGATTTGGAATGACGCTCTATACTTTAATGAATTACTCTATGAACGTAGCTTAACAAATCAAGACATTATCAATAAACTAAATGAATTAGGTGTAGACAGGTATGTTGAAATAATTGCTGATAGTGCTGAACCTAAATCAATAGAAGAAATAAGACGGGCAGGGTTCAATATTAAACCTGCAACTAAAGGACCTGATAGTGTGATGAATGGTATTGACATACTTAAACGTCATAGAATACACGTTACAAAACAATCCACCAATATAATTAAGGAACTAAATGGTTATAAATGGGTAACTGATAAGGATGGTAATAAACTAAACAAACCAATTGATATGTTTAATCACGCCTTAGACGCAGCGCGTTATGTAGCCCTAAACAAAATAACCAAAAGCAAAGCACCAGCAACATACAACATTAAAATAATTTAATAATGAAAATAACT